TGAACCAACGCTCAGGGAAAACCAAGTAGAAAGAAGTTACGTTCCTTCCTGGCTCGTCACCTACTGCTACTGCAGATCCTGTTGGAGTCAATCGTGCTTCGATCAAAGGAACGTTTTTCTTACCGCTTCCGATAAGTTCCCATGTGAAGTCATCATCAGTATCAAGATATTTTACCTTGTACTTTGAAAGTTGAGAATCCAAATCTACACCAAAGTTGGTAGTATGGATCCTACGCATGATATCAGTGGCCTTTTGTGGACGACCTTGATAAATGCTATGTAAGTGATTCGCAGTTGTCAATCCTGACCAGTGCTGCGCATCATACATTTGAAATTCTGAAAATTGAAGTGCCATGTTTTTAAATGGGTATTATTTCAAATTCTATTAAATATCTGCACCGTCAAGCATGCGGAGGTAATTCTCCTTCATTTCTCTTTCGGTGATACTCTCAAGGGAAGCTCCCCTCCCTCCTTCATAGATCCCTTCATTAGAAAGGCTCTTTTCAAGTTCCTCTACAGCACTGCTCATAGAGCGTCTTGTAAAAAGGGACAAGTCAGGTTTCTCGTCAAAGAGACCCATTTTAATAAAGTAGTGCAACCGCGTATCAAAATTGAACGGATCCTCACTACGTTTATCACTTACGGTGGTTCGCAACTGACCGCTTTCATTCCTACCAGTAGGATTGGTCATTGCTTCTGCCATCCATTTTGCAGTTTCTTCATTAACAGGTATTCCAGGAAGGACCTCTTTAAGTTCTGAAACCTTTTTGATCATTTCCTGACGAGAGTTCTCGTGTTTTTTTTGAGTTTGTTTTGCCTGTTCGATCTCTGCTTGTTTTCTTTGTGCAGCAATGCTTTTAAGACTGTTCAATGCAAGTTTTGCATCTGCCTCATCATCACCTGAATTGAATGATTGACGGGTACGTCTTTCAGCATCTGCCTGTGAATAACCACGTGCGATCAGATCATTATAAATAAGGTTCTGTCGAATGGTTCTTTTATTCTCTGCAATATCTTCATCATCCACATCAGACTCAATAAAACGGTCTTCAGTAAAGTCTGCAAGTTTTGTTTCTGCATTATGATGTTTGATGATGTTCTCAACAGGTACACCTGCGCGTATTGCTTCAAGTGCCTCCTTTGCACGATTGTCAAGATCGGAATACTCATTCTTTTCAATGGTATTCTTAATCATATCTGCAAGTTTTGGAACATCTACGTCCTTGATGTCCTCCTCAGTTACACCAGTAAGAACACCGTCCTTATAGAGTGCCGAGGCAAGCCTCGTCAAGAGATGAGGAGAAGAGGGAGCACTTTCAGAGGACGGCTTATCTTCAGGTAATTCAAACGTGGCATCTCCCTCCTTGTCGGAACCACTGATCGCATTTTTCAATTCGACCTCAAATGTACCTGTTTCGGAAGTTGCATCTTCTGCTTTAGTGCCTTCACCGTCCGTTGGTACTGTAGGTTTTACGGCAGCCTCCGCAGCAGAACTTGGTGCGTCTTCCTTTAGTTCAATCTCAAATGTTCCAGCATCTTCAACACCATCGATGTCAAAGGTGAAACCAAAATCGTTTTCGTTGTTTTGAAACTCCATTTCTAATTTACAAAATTAAATCAATTAATATCTGATGTCAATACCCTCTTCTACTTTAACAACTTTCACTTTATAGACTTTTTGGATTTCATTCTTTCGATCTCCTCTTTAGATTCTCTATCAAGTTCTTTTTGCTGTGCCTCGTGTTGTAATTCCTTTGCGAGTTTCTCAACATCTGTCTTTGTTTTAATGAGAGTATCTGAACTCTCAGTCATCTTAAGGTCTCTCTGAAGTTCAGCTTTCACTCTTTCGAGTTCGATCTTCCCATCATTCCTTACCTTTTCAAGCTGCATTGCCATTTCTGCTTTGAATTGCTCTGCTTGCTTGTTTCCTTCTTGCTTCATTTGCTCGATCTGCTGCATCGCCTGTTGTTGCTGTGCTTGCAGTTCCTGCTGTTGTTGCATTTGTTGTTGCGTCTCTTGAATCTTTGCGCGTTCAGCAGTTTCGATCTTACGTCTTACAGAACTGATGCTTGGATCTGTCATAATATCCATGATCTGAGAGAAGTTCACCTTATCATTCTGTAATCCTGCTTGCGCAAGTTGCAATAACATCTGCTGCAACTGAGAGTACTCAAGACTGCTGTTGATAGTTATACCATAATCGATCTCACGTATGGCATTACCATCGATCTCAGAAAGTACCTGAGACATATCATCTGTTATATACTGTATGTTCAGTTTACGACCTCTGTATGCATGTTTGGCAACCTCAAGTGCTGCTTTCAATGTAGCGATCTTTATCCTATCGTGAAACTGAAAATAAAGCTCAGTAATATGTGATGATTGCATTACTGAACGTTGTGTGTTACCTACAAGTTCACTGCTTGATATAGCACCTTCTCTCTGACGACTTACACCTGAGATATTTGCAATCTCTTCTTTAATAAAGTTGAGAATGTACATGTTCTGCTGCAGATAGTTACCCATATCAAAGTTCATAGGGCTTCTATTGGCATTCATGTTACCTGCGATCGTTCCAGTAGCTGCACCCTTACGTGCTTCTTTAAAAGAATCTATCGGCAACCATCCCATCTTATCTGCAAAGTAGAGTGCATCTTCCATCTCCCAACTTTCAGGAATCATTGCAAGATCCAAGTATCCTACAACTCCTTTATGCTTACTGAGTGTCTCCCACTGCTTGAACATTAAAAAGTCATAGTAGTAAGAGTAAGGCTTCATACGACCCATCAATGATGTTGTTGGCTCACCTTCCTGTGTATAATCACCACCTACATAAGGACACAACGTACCTGTAGGATTATTGATACCGTATGCTTTTACAGGAAACGGACGCATCTTAACAAAGATATTTTCACCGATACGTGTACCTTCCCACCAATCAGTTACCCAAATGTATTTCTCAATTTCTTCACCCCGTTCAACACGCGGTTTGTAAAATTCATCAACGAATCGGTAAAGTTGCTCACCTGTTTTACGATCATAGTATTTCAGCTTACCGATCTTACGATAAGATCTCCATACTACACGTGTAACAAGAACAGCACCATCTTCACTGATAGGAGAAAGTAATGTATCTGCAGATATTGTTGACGGTGTAAGATTACCGTTAGCATCTTCGATCATGCTGAATGTACCTGCTATAAGATCTGGTTCTCTACCCTGTGCTATTGCCTCATCAGCAGATGCACTCATTGTAACACCTATTCTTTCTATTTCAGAAACTTCTTCGCTTGTAAGATAATCAGAGTAATCATCGATCACATTACCTTTTGAATGGTAACCCCACTCAATTATAATATCTGCATCTTGAACATCAGGTGATTGACCCTTACGTATGATACGCACGTTTGCTGGATTACATTTACGTACTCTCGGTTCACCGTTCACAATATCAAGTGCATACACTTCTCTACCTGCAACAAGACCGTCAAGGAATCCCATGTTCCACTTGTACTTCAGGTTCTCTTTTTCAATTATATGATTGAGCAGATCAGTAGCACGTTTCTCACGCAGATCCTGATAATCATATCTCAGATAATTATCAAGCTCCTGTATCTTTTCAGCCATCTGATCCTGTGGTGTCTTAGACATTATCATCTCAAGAAACTGCTCGTTGATCATTTCTTTGATCTCTTTTTCCTTTTCAGTTACAGCATCTTGATTAATGACACGTACTTTCCAATCGAACTTACGTTTCATCTCCTCACCAAGCAACAGATTGATCTTACTGTTTGCTACAGGGTAGTGTTGCGGTTCAAACGGAAAATCATTGTTGTTGATACCGAATGGATCGCACATACTTATCATATCATCCGTGTTAAGTATGTTGTTGTAAAGATCCATGTTTGTACGGATCTCATAATAATCATCACGGAAATCACCCGTGTAAAGTCCCATGTCAGAAGCTGCTCTTACGCACTTTTCTGCCCAATCTTTTGTTTTTTCCCTTTCTGTTTTTTTCTGAAATGGAAAATCTTCCTGTCCTAATATCATCTTCTTCTAATACGTTGTCTGATACTGATCCTGTCCTCATCTTCTTCCCTTGGAATGAATCTTTCAGACATGCTCCTTCTGTTTTTAAGAAAGAACGGATCGATCTGTTTTCGATTGTCGTTATTATCAATAAAACCCTCTTCTTCTATGCCATACTTCTCAAGATCAGCACGATATATCAACACCATACCTAACGCAGAAATCCTATCGTAGTTTCCTACTTCAGGATCATAAGCTATCAATTCTCTAAGTATTCCAGGTGATACTATCGTACTGTAGTTCCTCTCTCCCTCTTCTTTTCCGTAAGCTTGCTCCATAAGATACGACCTTATCAGACTGTTTCTCCATCCGTTTACAGCCTTTGTCGTATGTGTACCTTTTGCAAAGTTACCATAACCTGTTCTTTTTGTGATCTGCATATCACGCAATATCCCAGGTGTATCGCACAACATATACGTTGCATTTATTCTGTCAAAATATTGGAACATACCTTTTTTGTTGTTCTCATAGTTGCAACGTGCATTGTAATATTTCATTAATCGGTAGCATATCTCGTAGAACTCTTCTGCCGTTCTTGGACGACCTGTATATTCTGCGACTATCCTACCTGTCAAACGGTTCATTATAATGATACTTCCCAATGATGGTCCTACCGACATATCATCATCATAAGGGTCAGCTCCTGCTATATAGACATTTGGTTGTATATGACCATCTATCTCTATAGGGTGTTCAAATATCTCTACACATGAAGTAAGGTCTTTTACATCCATTACAGGAAACTGTCGTATCGGATAATTGTCGCTCAGTTTCCATTTTACTTCACCGTCCTGAAAATAAAGTTTTACCTTCCATGTAGCATCTGTATATTTCTTAGGATTCGTTTCCACCTCTGCAAGATGTATACGCATATCCTCTACATTGAACAAATGACCTTCTTTTTTCATCATCGCTTCCTGTGGCGTGATCGAACGGTCAGCTTTCTCCTGTATCAAAGCATTAGGGTCATCAGTGCTGTTAGCAATAACTGCACGTGCATCAAAAACCTCTATCAATGCCTTTACAATATCAGAGTTACCATTTACATCGTAGCAACCTTCACGGTTCATATACTCACCACAATAATAACCGCATACTGTTCCCTGTGGCATATTACGGTCAAACACGTTCGGTAACGCATAGATATTATATGCATCAGGTTTAGTGAACAACTCGCGCATACCTGCAAAGTCAGCACCTTCCGTACCACCAGTACCCCATACTATGATAGTACCGAATGTCATCTTACCCTGCTCAACTGAAGGTCGTGCAATAGCATACGTTTTTTTAAGATGTGGAAATTTTCCTGCTTCTTCAAATAACAGAAGCTTGCCACGCTTTCCCCTTGCGCGTTCAGGTTGACCTTTGGTGGTGACACCCAATATTTCGGTCTTTATACCCTTTTCAGTCTTTGTTGTAGGATCCTTGTACGAAGCTCTTTTGTGATCATTCCTATCAGCATAATCCCTCGATTTTCTCCAAGGTGTATTATTGTCTATGAAGTTCAATGTATCCCATGCTTTAGACAGAATACCATCATCATACAGATACTCACCTTCAGATGCTATCGCAAACGACTTTGAACGCTTAAAATGGTAATAATTACGTGTACCCATAGAAGAACCCTTGAACGAATAGCCTCTACCCCTTGTTTTCAGGTTAGCACAATGCATACCAAGCTGTTCTGCCTGTTCCACATAATGATACCATAGATAATCACTGTCCCATACTCTCGGAAAATCCTCTATACGGTCAGCTTTTACATTACCACTCTGCTCTTCAAGATCTTCTGCAGACTGCGGTATCTCCTGTGTCATCAATATCGGACAGTAATTCAGATACCAATAGTAATATCCTGGTATCCATTCACCATCAGAAGGTCGTATCAGACCCTCTCTGCACCTACGCTGTTCCTCACGCCAGAACTTCATATAACGTGAAGAAGGAAATCTATTAGGAACAAGATCCGTATAGACACCGTGTTTCTTAAAATACAAAGCCCTCTCTCTGAAGAAATCCATATCTTCAAGAATATGAGGGTTTGTTATATCAACCTCTATCTTACCATCAGCGTTTTTAGGCAGATCCTTTGCATAAGATCTGTCCTTTGCTAACATATTGTAAATAAAAGGTATCTCATCAATGGCCTGAATGATGTCTGCACGTAACTCCTCATCTTGTAACGAGTTGATACGCACACTCACATCGAAACGCAAGTTGTCAAGCAATGACCTCTCTTCGTGTGTCTCAGTCAGGATTGAGTTCTTCATCTTCAAATTCTGCTTTTTCCCTTCCACCTCTCAGTATCAGGTTTTCAGCAACTTCTGTTTCCACTAATCTCTGTGTATCCTGCAATGACTTAACGGTCTTAGGTAACGAATTTATCATATCCATTACCTGTTTTGCATTGAACACTGGTTTACCGTTGTTATCACGCTCATTCAGATCACCATTACTCAAAAAGTTATCCAGTTCTGTTTGTGTTTTACATGAGGATTACA